TTGTCCACTCTGGCGTCTTTAAGCGACATGCTATTCCTTAGCCAAGCTAGCATTGTGGGTTTATACTTTGGCGCAACAGCTTATATGGCACGAGGAAGATAAATAATGAAAACGTTTAAACAGTGCTATGACTCTTAAAAGATTTAATTTTCAATCTGGCATTCACAAAGAAGGCACCGCGTATAGTAATGAGGGTCGATTTTTTGATGCCGGATTTATAAGGTTCAGATCTGGACGCCCAGAAAAAATGGGCGGCTGGGTGAAAAAGTATCAAGACTCTTTTGTAGGAGTTTGTCGAAAAATAAAGCAATGGGCTGCTAATAATGGATTGCGCTATATCGGCCTTGGAACTACCAAAAAAACATACATTATTTCAGGAAATAAATTTATTGATGTTACTCCAATTAGATTAACGTCGGGCGCTGGAGATCCCACATTTAGCGCATCTAATGGGTCATCAGTATTGACTGTTACTGAAACTGGTCATGGTGCTGTATTGGGAGACTTTGTTACTTTTAGTAGCGCTGCATCATTAGGTGGATTGATAACAGCTGCTGTCCTTAATCAAGAGTATGAAATCGTATCAATAGTTGACTCCAGTACATTTACGATAACAGCAAAAGATACTGATGGTAATACTGTTACTGCTAATGCTAGTGATACAGGTAATGGAGGTAGCTCTACTGTTGCCGCCTATCAAATTAATATCGGCTTAGATATTGCTGTTCCCGGTGGTGGCTGGTCTTCTGGCCCATGGGGAGATGGTACTTGGGGTACAGCAGCAGGTGACACTATAGCAAACACACTTCGTTTGTGGTCGCTTGACAACTTTGGTGAAGATTTAGTTTTGAATGCCCGATTAGGAGCGATATTTTTATGGGATGCAACTGCGCCAAGTAATAGGGCTAAAGAACTATCAACAATTTCAGGGGCGTCAAACCCGCCATCTGAGGTTTTGCAAGTGGTTGTATCTACGCAAGATCGCCATGTCCTTGCTATTGGGTGCAATCCTATTTTGGAAAGCAATTTAGATCCAATGCAAATTAGATGGTGTACTCAAGAAAACGCATTAGATTGGACGCCAAGAACAACAAATACAGCAGGAGATTTAAAGCTATCTGTTGGCTCTACTATTATTGGTGCGGTAAGGGGCAGACAAGAAATAGCCATTTGGACTGATAATGCTTTGTATAGTGTTCAGTTTGTTGGCGCTCCATTTGTATTTAAAGCTAATTTGATTACAGATGGCGTTAGTTTGATAGGGCCAAATGCTGCTGTAACAGCTAACAACGTGATATTTTTTATGGATCGTGGCAATTTTTATGCATACTCAGGCGCAGCAAAAGTATTGCCCTGTACGGTTAGAGCTTATGTTTTTGATGACTTTGCGGAAGCGCAAGCGGAGCAAGTTACCGCATTTGCTAATACAGCATTTAATGAAGTTGGATGGTTTTATCCTTCCGCTTCATCAACTGTTTGTGATCGTATGGTTGTGTATAACTATGAAGAAAATGCGTGGTCAATATCAAACCTAGCTAGAGATGCTTGGGATGATGCAGCCGCCTCAGCTGATACACCTATTGCAGTAAAAACCAATAGCGATGTGGGGTATGTATTTAGCCATGAAACTGGTTTTGATGATGATGGTCAGGCATTAACTGCGTTTATTGAGACAGCGGATTTTGATATTGCAGATGGTGATCATTTTGCATTTGTGCGGCGATTATTGCCTGATTGTTTGTTTGTAGGTGAATCAGATTCGCCCGTTTTAGATTACAGTATTAAGGTAAGAGATAATGCTGGAGGCACAATTTCTACGGCCTCTACAACATCAGTGACACCAACTTCTGAGTTTGCAATGTCAAATGTTAGAGCAAGAGCAAGGCAAGTTAGAGTGCGAGTAGAAAGCTCGGATATTCAGAATGGATGGCGCTTAGGTGATGTTCGTTTAGATGTTAGGCAGGATGGAAGACGATGAGCACAAGAACTGCAAGTGGTGCAGAGTTCCGAATACCTTTAGAGCTACCTCCAACGGAATACTCAGAGGAATATCAAATACGCCTGATTAATCAACTTCGCATTATTTTGGAGTTAATTCCGTCTAAAAACGACGTAGAAGATGATGCGCAAGCCGTATCTTGGTTTATGTCATAATGCCTCAGACGTATCAAAATGTTGTTAAGACACTTACAGGCACAAGCATTACAGATATTTATGAGTGTCCTCAAGGCGCTACATCTATTCTTAAAACAGTAAGTGTGTTGAATACTAATGGATCAAATTCCGCAACGCTTATTGTTCATGTGTTTGATGATAGTGCTGATGCAACATTTGAGTTTGAGACAGGATCAATAGCGGCATCCACAAGGCATCCGTACTTAGAAAATGGCGAAGTTATTGTATTGGAGTCTAAAGATAAACTACGCATGACCGCAGGAACAGCGGATTACTTTGATGTATTTGTGTCTCTGCTTGAGATAACATAGCGTTTAAACATACAGAGGTTGGTATGAACAGCAATTTCAGACAACAGCCACCGTTTCCATTAAAGAAGCAAGCAGAAGCTATTGCTAGTAAAGGGCGGTTTGGCGACTCAACATTAGTTCATATGAACCCCATGGAGGTTGATGTATTACGATCAATGACTCCAAACAACCAACTCACAATTAACCCTGATACCGGACAGCCAGAAGCATTCCTTCCATTGTTATTGGCATTGGGTGGCGGGTTGCTAGGAGCAGCCGCTCCTATCGGCGCTCTGGGTGCGCTTGGCGGTTCTGTTGGCCTTGCTGCATTAGGATCTGGGATTGGTACAACTATTGAAACTGGTAGCTTAGAAGAAGGCATTAAAGCTGGTTTGATAAGTGGGGTTTTAGGTGGCGTTGGCGGAAGACTGTTTGAAGGTTTTGGCGCAGCTAAAGATGTTGCTACTGGTGTAGGACAAACAACAGGGCAATTAGGAGCAGAGGCAGGTAAGCAGACTGCTGCTGAGATTGCTAAAACTGTTGGTGCTGAAAACCTAATTACAAGCACAATACCTTCTGCAATTCCTACAACAGCGGCGCAGTCAACAACTCAAATGTTGGCACAAGAGGCCGCTAAAGCAGCCGCATTGCAACCAGCAGTAACAGCGGGGGCACAGGAGGCAGTCAAGCAGGGTATAGGGCAAAGACTTGCTTCTGGGTTAGCTGAAGCAACGGCTGGAGATCTTTTAGGTACAGCAGCAGCCGGTATTACTGGTGAGGCTATGACGGATCAGTTCAACCTAATGAACATGCCGCCACCTAAACAAGAAGAAAAAGAGCCGTTTTATGTTCCAGTAACGCCTAATGATCGAGGTGTTAGGTTTAGACGATCTAATACTAATCCGGCAGGAACTAGCGAGTTTGATTATTTTTCTAATCCCTTTACATACTCAACGGGTATGAAAGAGGGCGGCGTTGTAGGCGACAATGTTCGCGGATTTTTTCGGGGTGGACAGCCATCAGAGTCAGAAATTGAAAGGCAGATTCCAGTAGATTATGACCCATTGAATCCGGGTGGCAAATACAGACCATCATCAATGACCATCCCAAGTTATTTTTATAACCCATTTGCGTCAGGCACCGGAACGGGCGCTGGAGCAGGGGATCAACTAGGACTAACTGACCCATCAGGCAACAGACAATATACTTTGCGGGATGTTGTAAATACGCAACAAATTTATACGCCTAGAGCAGATAGCCCAGCAATTACACTAGGCTCTCGTGGCTTTGCAGACGCGCCTGTAATTGATTACAACCAGAGACTATTAGGCGATCCTACTAGGACATATACAACTCAAGAGCGAATTGAGAACCCTGATTACAACCCTAATGCTGCTGGCGGCACTGGTGGTACAACTACTGGTGGTAGTTCTACAGGCGGTACAGGTGGTGGTATTACAGGTGGCACTACAGGCGGTGGCACTACAGGTGGCACTACAGGTGGCACTACAGGTGGCACTACAGGTGGCACTACAGGTGGGACAACTACTGGTAGTGGCACACAAGTAAAAACAGGCACAACGCAGATAGTTACAGGTGGATCTCCATACAACGAAACCTTTGGAATGGGCGAAGGAGTAGTTAGCGATCTTACTACTGGTCAGCCAGATCCGTATGGTATGGGCGACTTTGTTCCTGTTGGCGCGATAATGGAAGGTGTTCCGGGTGCGTATGATCCAGAAAGTGGATATATGTTACCTACTGGCCCTGATGGTTTGCCTCCGATGCAGGTTGGTACATTTGGCCCCGGAGATGGTTTGGCTCCTTTAACAGAGGATGAGTATAAAGCTCAGCAAGACCAAGATTTTGTAGATGCAGGTGTTGATGTTGGCGGTATGCCTGCTATAGATCCGGCAGGAGGTTTCAATTTTGTACCAACTGGTATTTTGCCGCAAGATGATATAGGTGGCTTTAACCCCGTTATGCCTGTTATGGATGTTGCTCCCATAGACTTTACAGATCAAATGATGGGTCAGCCGTTGATTGACTTTACACCCGTAGCTCCTGTAAATCCTGTTATGGACTTCGCACCCGTAGCTCCTGCTATGGACTTTGCGCCTGTAGCCCCTCCTATGGACTTTGCACCCGTAGCTCCTGTTATGGACTTTGCTCCACCGCCAATGGATTTTGCTCCGCCACCAGTTGCTTTTACGCCACCACCAATGGATTTTGGTTTGCCTCCGGTAAGCTCTACTCCTCCACCAATGGACTTTAGTTTGCCTCCGGTAAGCTTTACTCCCCCAGTAAACTTTGCACCTCCGCCAGCAGCGGCTCCTGCAACATCATTATCTACCCCTCCTATAACTCCTAATTTTGATTTTCTAGGCGGAATAGGTGGAATGAGGCGTGGCGGGTTAACAGGATAACATTATGAATTCTAAAGATTTAGATCCAATGAAGCAGCCATTTGGCGGCATGTTACCTAAATATCAAAATGGTGGTGAGTTAAATATAGATAGTTCTGTATTTGAGGGTTTGGTAGTAGGAAGTGGTGGCGGAATGGACGATGTTGTTCCCGCAGTTGTTGATGGTATTGAGCCGGTATTGTTGTCACGAGATGAATATGTAATCCCAGCAGATGTCGTTGCTCATGTAGGCGATGGCAGCACCACAAGAGGTGGCGAGCTTTTTGATGAAATGATTGCAAATATCAGAAAAGAAAAGACAGATACAGTGGAGCAACCAGAAGAGCTAGAAGAAACGCCAGATGATATTATGGCAATGCTAAGGAAGCCCGTTAAGGTTGTTTAAACATGGCGTTCGATATTGAACTTATAAAGAAGGACGATATTTTAAAAGTTTGGGGTGAGGTCGCTCATTATGCAGAAAACTTAGAGCGACGTAGTCATGGGCGTTATGTGACTGCGGATATACTTCATCAACTACTAGAGCTTCCATATTTTGTGTGGATAGTAAGAGAAAATGGAAACGCGCTTGGGTTTTTTATTTGCGGTGTAAATACATACCCAAGAAAAACATATTTAGATTTGAATACTCTTAGTGGCAATCGCCTAAAAGAGTGGGCATCGGAAGCATATGATGTGGTTGAGAAGTTTGCACAAACTCTTGGCCTTGATGGACTAGAAACATCAACTGCTCCCGGTATGGAAAAAGCGTTTAAACGACATGGCTTTTCTAAAGAGTATGTTGTTATGGTTAAGCCAATAGAAAAATTGACAGAGCAAGCAGAAGAAGGTGACTTGCAAGATGTTGACGAACCACTGATGGAGGTGGCGTATGGGCGGTAGTAGTGGTGGCGGTGGAGGTACTGTCGATCAAAATGTATCGACTACAGTAACTAACACAAATATACCTGAAGAGTTTTACCCCTATCTGCAAAAAGTATTGCAGACGGGCGATGCCCTTATGCAGCAAGAGTACATCCCGTATGAGGGGCAACGTACTGCTGCGTATACTCCAGAGCAACAGGCTGCGTTTCAAGGGATAACAAGTTTAGCTAGCAGAAGCTTGCCGGGAATGACGGCTGCTAGAAGCTATTATGCTAGCCAGATAGGAACAGATCCTACAACAGGTCAACCTATAGGCCCAGACTATAAAGAAGCATCAGGCGGCTATACCGCGCCTACAACAGGCGCTACTGGATATACAGCCCCTACAACTGATGCTGCTGGATACACCGCAGGAACTATTGCTAGCACTTATAGCCCAACAGCATCAACATTTGGCGGGGGCTATGCGCCAGCAAGATCAGATTTTGGATCTGGATATACTGGGTCAACAATTGCATCGGGATATAATCCAAACGCTCAAGCATTTGCGTCAGGGTATGATCCCGCAAGCCAAACATTTGGCTCTGGATATAGTGGTAGGGAGGTAACGTCTTCATACACCGATCCTGCTGCAATAACATCAGGCTTTAAGGGAGCAAACATTACTTCAAGCTATGATCCTCGTGAGTTTCAGGCGCAGCAGGTAATGGATCGAGTTGATCAATACAAAAATCCATATCTTGAAGAGGTGCTGGATCGCTCCGCAGCAAGAGCGCAAGAGCAGTTTGATACACAGCAAGCTCAACGTGATTTAGCTGGAACACAAGCTGGTGGCGCTGGAGCATTTGGCAGTAGAGGTCAGTTAGCTAGACTCACAGCCGCAGATCAAGCTAATAGGGCCGTTGCTGATCTTGAGGCAAAACAAAGAGCCGCAGCATTTGATAAGGCTGTTGGTCTTGCTACTGCTGACGTTGATAGAGATTTGCGTGTACAGCAACTTAGTGATGCATCAAATTTACAAGCTGCAAGGCTTGGTCTTACTGCGCAAGAAGCTACAGCAAGATTTGGTCAGGCTGCTGGTGCGCAAGACTTACAAGCACAGATTGCATCAGATGCTGCGCGTCGTGCTGCTGGTCAACAAAGTCTATCCGCAGCCCAACTAAGTGACGCTTCACAAAGAGCGGCTGGCGCACAAACATTACAAGCACAGCAACTACAAGATGCAGCGGCTAGAGCCGCAGGCGCTCAGACATTACAAGCGCAACAGTTAGCGGATGCGGCAGCTAGGGCTGCTGGGGCGCAAGATTTGCAAGCGCAAATTGCATCAGACGCGGCGGCACGAGCCGGTGGCGCGCAAACGCTTCAGGCGCAACAGTTAGCAGATGCAGCCCTAAGAGCAGGAGGCGCTCAGACGCTTCAAGCTCAGCAGATGGGCGATGCTGCATTGCGAGCAGCGGGAGCGCAAAGCTTGCAAGCACAGATTGCACAAGATCAAGCAAATAGGGCAGCAGGAGCGCAGGGGCTTGATGCATTTAGACTAAGTGAAGCTGCAAAACAAGCGGCGGGTGCGCAAGGGCTTGATGCATTCAGACTTACACAGCAAGCGGCACAGGTCGCGGGTGATCAGTCATTGCGAGCATCACTGGCAAATCAGAAGGCATACGCCGAGGCGTTACGCAGACAAGACGCTGCCGCAGCAGCAGGACTTGGCGTAGACAAGGCAGAGCAAGCGTTGGATCTACAGCGAATAGGCGCATTGAACGCGCTTGGCGCACAGCAGAGAGCAGATCAGCAAGCAATACTTGATCAGCAATACGCAGACTTTGTAGCGCAGCGAGATTATCCGCAGCAACAGCTAGCATTCTTCTCTAACTTGTTGAGAGGCATGAACCCTGCTGCATATGCTGGACAGACACAAACAACGTCCGGCCCTGCTCCGAATCAAAACGCGCAACTACTTAACTTCTTAATGGGCGCTGCTAACTTAGCTGCGTAAGGCGTTTAAACATGGCAATGGAAAACCTACTTAGGATTGCTAACAGGACTGAGGACTTGCCTGATCAAGCGCTGGCACAGCTTGCAAAAGCTGGTGGCATTGAAGGTGTAATTGCTGCGAGCGAAATGAAAGCCCGTAGCGATATACGCAAAGATGCGCAGACGCCACAGCAAGGACAGATGCCTCCTGTAGTGGATCAGCTAATCAATATGGCTAACCGCCAAGCTGCACCACAAATGCCTCCTATGGGTCAACCTATGCCCCCACAAGCCCCGCAAGCTGCACCTATGGCACAGGGTGCCGCTGCCGGTAGACAGGCTCTAATGGCCAGAGGAGCGCCTACAGCGCCTAGTGCGCCTATGCCTCAAGGTATCTCGCCTGAGTTGGCTGCGCTTGCAGCGCGAGGTGGTATTCCTGCAATGCAAGCTGGCGGTTTGATACGTCGATTCCAAACTGGTAGTCAGGGTGCTATTGGTGTTAACCAACAATACATAGATGCACTTAGCCAGTTCCTTGGGTATGACCCACAAGCAATTCTTAGTGGCAATATACAGGTGCCTTCTGGTTTTAATTTATCGCAACAGCAGCTAGATGATTTGCAGTCGCAGTATGAAGAAGCTATGGCCGGTACTGATGTATATACCCCTCAAGTAAAGGCCGAAGATGACGCATATAGAAGTCAAGCAATAAATCTTATGAGCGGCACAACAATGCCTAACCCAATTACTAGGCAGCAAGCTAAAGACAATGCGCTGCAACAAGCGCGACAACAAGCAGTGAATACGCTGTTTAGTCAATCTGGATTACCGCAAGGCGCTATACAAAGTCGCTCCCCTGTAGGCTCTCAAGTGCCAGTACAGGCGTTGATTCCGGGGGGAGGACAAGGAACAGTATTGCCCCAAGGGTATGGCCCTATGGCCGCACCAGCGCCAGCGGCACCAGCCCAACCTAGCGGGTCTATTAGTGGAGTAATAGCACCTCCCGGCACAACTCTTGCGACAATGCCATCAAGACAAAACTTTATCTCTAGCATTCTTGGTAACGCAGCAAGCGCTGCGGCTAGCGGTACTACTGGCGCTACTACTGGTACGACTACTGGTACGACTACTGGCACCCAAGTTGATACGTTTACGTCGCCAGATGTTGCTATTGCAGGAGCTACGCAGCCATTTAACGCCTTATACAACCCAATTAGCGGGGTAGTTCCATACGAACAAAGCCCACAGTACGCAAAAGATGCCGCGCTTCTAAGGCAAATGCAAAGCTCACAAGTTACCGTTAATGGATTGCAGGGTGAGTTATTGGCGACTCTGCAAGAAAGAGAAGCGAAATATAACAAGCAAGTAGATGATTCCGTCAAAAGGCTTGCGGATTTAGAAAAAGACTTGCCTACCCGTCAAAACATTAAAGATCGTTTGAAGAAACAAACGTCGCTTGGCATGGCCCAAGCATTCTTTCAAGCGGCTGGAAGTAAAAGCCCAGACTTTATTACGGCAATGTCTCAAGGATTGGCTGGTGCCGCTGGCGTTATGAACAAGATGACAGGCGAAGAGCAGAAAGAACTTTATGCACACGCCTTAGCTGAGTATCAAAGGGAGCAAGGTAAGGCCAACACTGCGTTTAAACGACAAGAAAACGCAATGAAGAAGATTACTGACGCTCAAACTTTCCAAGCAACAATTGCTTCAGCTAATAGAACTGCTAGAAATCAAGTTGCAAAGATGCAGCAGGATAGTTACTACGATGCAATGCGCCTTAATGTCGATGTTAAGAAAGCCAACCAAGCTGACGTTTTAGCTAGAAACAATATCAGTCGTGAAGAATACGACAAGTTTAGAGATGATGTTCGTGCCGCCACGAAAAATAGAGATGATTTTGGAATAGCTGCAAACAATGTTGACCAAGACTCTAAGATTGCCGCAGATCAAAGGGTATTGGCCAACGACATTGGTAATAGTTACGCAAATCAATATGTCCGTGGCGCACAGATGAATATCAATAAAGGATTAAGGCGTGTCGTTTCTGATTTAAGCAAAGAGTACAATAGACTTGCCAAACAAATACCTGACCCGCAAGAAAGAATGGCCGCAGCGCGAGCCGCGCTACAAGCCAAGCATCAAGCAGAAGGCGCAATAGGTGATATGGCAGTGTTAGATGAATATGCAGAAGATATTTTTGATCTAGCAACAGCTAAAGATAAAGGTGCCGCATACAAGCAATTCTATCAACGACCAAAAAATAGTTTCTTAAATCCGAAAATACTTGCATATAACCTTACTCCTTAATGGCTACACAAGAAGAAAGGATTCAGCAGTTAATTAATAGGCTGCAAGGCCCACCACAGGGCTTGCGGTCTAGTTTCGATGCGCTACCACAAGACCTAAATGTGTCGCTTGCCCCCCAGCAAATTAGTGTTCCTGATGCGCAGCAGGGAAGCTTTTTAGATATAGCGTCTGGTGCGCCAATGCAGCCAGCACCTGTTGTGCAGCAACCTGTGCAGCCACCACAACCCATACCTGAACCAACAACAGCCTTAGATTTATTCCAAGCGTTTGATTCCCCATATGCTACTCAACCGCCTCCCAGCAGCACAGGCTTGTTTGAAGGCACAGACGATAGCCTGTACGCCATTCCTCGTGGTGTAGCTCGTGGTGCTATGCAAACAGGTCTTAGCATGGCTGAAGGTCTGTTCTCAATAGTAGACACGATCAGTAACATTGCTGGATATGAAGACGCATTAGACCCAGAAACTAATGAGGTATTCCAGAACATACAAGAAGCAAAACGGTATGTTGGAAATGAAGAAGGCATGATCGGAAAGCTTTTTGAGGGTGTTGGAAGTATCTTTACTTTCGCCCTTCCCGGCTTAGGTCAGGCTGGAGCATTGGCTAGAGGCACCGCATTAGCCGCTAGAGGGCCGCAGTATCTCGACGCATCAAGAAGAGCGCTTGGATTAGCTAAGGGTTTAAACGGCCTCAAATGGACGTTTGCTGGCGCTGCCGGTGCAGGTCAATCAAGCGCCATGCTTGAGGCATACAAAGCTGCTGGCAATGATTACACCGTGGGGCAACGTAATCTTGCGGTTGCTCTTGGTGTTCCTATTGGTTTTCTTGAATTGCTTGCCCCTGAGATGGTGCTGCGAGGTATACCCAATAGTATAGCTGGAGCCACAAAGAGCCAGATACTCCGTCGTTTGGGCGAGGCTGGAACCACAGGCATAGGCGAGGGTGCGCAGGAAGCGTTTTCTAGTGTGCTTCAAGAAACTGCTGCCAAGCTTAACTACAACCCAGACATGCCTATTGGCGAAAGTATGCTGTCTGACTTTGGTTATGGTGCGGGTGCTGGCGGTATATTTGATTTGCTTACACGCGGCAAAGTTCGTTACCCCAAGAGCGACAAAGAGATCACAAAGGAGTATCAGGACTCTACTCCATTAGCGCCTCTTGATGATGAATTTATACAAGACGCGGTAACAAACGAGACAGCAATAGCTGTATACGATGCTGACGGTAACCAGTTATCTGGTCAGATTATTGGCACAGAGGGCGACGATGCCAAGGTGCTTATTGATGATGAGCTAGTTTATGTACCGCTAAACCAGACTCCTTCAGAAGATCAAGGGCTTTCGTTTGCCAAAGATGCTGATCTTATTACTCCTCGCTACCAGATTGATGGCCGTGATGTCGGCTCACTAACAGCGCAGGAACTAGAGGAAGCGAAGCTAAGAGCGTTCTTGCCGCCAGAGCTTGTGGCTGATGTAGATGCTGGCAATTTGTCCGTGTTAGAAGCTGTAGAAGCAATGAACATCGGAGAGGATGGCACCACTCAAGTCACTGCAAAAACTGCCTATGACATAAAAGCAATTGAAGCGGAGCTTGATAGAAGAAACCCAAGCCGTGAGCGCAACATGCCCACAGCAAACAATGACAAGCAGCTTACTGATGAAGAGGCTGGAATCATTGATTCGGGGGAAAATGCAGATGAAGCAAGCGATCCAATTATTAGCGGTTTTCTTGGGGACGATACTGACACTGTTATTGGCAGAGTAGCCGGTGACAAAAATGTTGAGCGTTACAGCGAAATTGAAGACAAGGCAATAAAGGCAGCGTTTAAACAAGGCGAGGTGCCTAAAAAAGCGCAGCCTAAATTAATTGACGAAGTTGCTGGAACAGAAGGCGCGTCATTAGCTGACCTAAACAGCCAACAAAGAGGCGAGCTAGTAGACAAAGCGCGTGGCTACAAAGCTGCGCAAAAAGCCAAAGCAGAAGCAGCAGAGCAGCAGCGGGTAGCTGATGAAGCAGCAAGGCAAGTAGAAGCCGATGAGATTAAACAGGCGTTAGGGCCGACTACAGAGGGCGTTGACGGCTCTGCTCCTGCGTTTGAAGAGGCATTAGACGAAGATCAAGATGAAGAGTTGGCTGTACCAGCAGAACCAGAGGTTGCTCCAGAGGTAGAGGCAGCGCCTGAAGTAGAGGCCGCTCCTGAAGTAGTGGTTGAAGACGCGCCAGAAGCGCAAACAACTCAAGAGCCATTTCAATCTAAGACAGTAGAAGACTCTAAGCCTCGATACAGAAATGTAATGCCTGTCTTTGAGTCGCAGCTAGACAAGGCGTTGTACATAGTCGGCAACCCTAGAAGCAAATCTAAAGCTGATGATCAGATCATGGGCGAGTTACGCAAGTATCTTGGTCGTGGTGCGCCGGGATTTCCTGACTCAGAAATTCGCAGCCTTGGTATGTTGGTGCGACAAAAGGTTAAAGAGTTAGGTGAGCCAGCCCGGCAAGGGGATCAAACGGACTTTGATGTACCCCAGATAGCCGAGCCTAATGTAAGCGCTAATGAGCTACAGCGAAGATTGGAGGACGCTCCGGTGCCTACGCCGGAGGTTGATGCGACTCCAGAGGTTGTAGTAGAGGCAGAGCCAGAAGTCGTAGTGGAAGCGGAGCCAGAAGCAAAGCCAGCGAAGCGTCTACAGACTAAAAAGCAAAAAGCATTAAGCGCTAAAGAAAAAAATGACGTTGCGGTATTTGTTAATTCATTATTGTTAAGCGAAAAAACTGCATCTCAATCATTACAAGGGCTGGCTTTAGCAGCCTACAACGAACAAAGGGCGCAAGGAAAAGATCACAACGGGGCGCTGGATGCCTTGGAGACAAATGAAGATCTGATTGAGGCCGCAAATCAAGAAGACGAAATGTCTGATCTTGATGGCATTGATTTTCTACGCAAGGAAGGGCTTCAAGATACTGGCGTTGTACAAGGAACTCAGGTCACTGCAACTCCTGATGGGCCGGGAATTGTTAAAAGCAAAGCGCCATTAGATATAAACGACTTTAACCGAGTTAAGGCGATAGTAAACTCTATTGCCCCAGAAGCTAACTTGGTGGTGGCTAGTCAGCTTTATGGGCCTAGCAGGGGCGGCGAAGCAAATCAAAACGAAGTAGAGATTGATGGCGTTGTATACCCAATGGAAGAAGCATTGGGATTACAGGCTGGCAACATAGTAGCCGTGTCATTAGCTGATGGGTTTCTTGACCCACAAAACCGCGCATACCACGAAGCCACGCACTTTCTGTACAACAACAACTACCTTACAGATAAAGATAAGGCAGATCTTGCGGCCAACATAGATAGGTTGCAGGGCATTGTATCCAATCACTTGGGCGCAACAGAGTATGGTCGCGCTTTTGATGGGCTTACGCCGGAGCAAAAGCTTAACGAGCTAATAGCGTATGGCTCTGCGCTATACAATCGTGGGTTAGACATAGATGGCAAGGTGCCAAAAGAGTTTAACCCCGGATTGCGTAGGATATTTAGCAAGATTGCAAAGCTGTTTAAACAGATTAAGGCGGCATTTTCTGGGGAAGGTAGACCTGCTGAGATCGAGCAAGTCTTTGAAGAAATACGACAAGGTCGCGTAGGAAAGCGCTTACCACAGGCGACAAGCCAGTTTGATGCGACAGGGCTATCTGCATCTACACCGCTTTACATGATAAAGCAGGGGCCAGCAGCGGCAGTAACAGAAGCTAGGCCGCAGATAAAGTCGCGGCTTGTTGGCACGTTGCAGAGCAAGGCATCACAGAAAGCGTTGCCAGAAGCGTGGGCCACCATCAAGAAGAACGATAAGGGTAAAGACCAGCTATCAGGAATACTCCAAGGCACGAAGATAGAAGAGTTTAACGACTCTAGGCTTGCGTCATTCTTAGCAACCTTGCCTCAAGACAAAGCTGTATCAGGTCAGGAGTTGTTAGACCATGTATCTGACATGGAGCAGATTGTTGAAATACAAATCTATGGACGGCCAATAGGTAGATCTGCTTACGGAAGATCAGAAGATCGCGGCCCCGGCATAGATTCTGAGACAGCGTATCGCGCTGCGTTACAAGAAGACAGAAACAATCAAGCGTTTAATCAGGTAGCTAATCAGGCAATGACTAGCTTGCGCCTCAACAAGTTTGCGATGAATGTTATTGAGCCGCTCAAGATGTACTTGTCAACGAATGACAGTGTCCCTAATCCATCTGTTGATGGCCCAGCATTGCCGCAAAGCATTCAGTCTGCGCTGAATGAAATAAGCGTATTTACTGAACCAACTGATAATCAACGCAAAGGGCTTATTAAAGCTCTAACATTGGAAATTAAAGATCCAAAATCGGGATTTGATAAAAAGTTATTGGGTCAGATCCTTGTAGAAAATAGCTACAAAGGGCAGCAACTTAAAGCAACAGAAGAGGAAGCGGAATCAATAAACTTAGATCCGACACTAACAAAGGCTGGTGTAGGCTCAGAGGTTTCTGTAGACCCAACAGAAAGTGAAGCTCCTAATTTCTACTATGCTTACACAACGATGGGTGGCAGAGAAATACCACAACCTCCTGAAGGCCAACTCCCCGCCGCGCTTGAAGATCGAAACTATAGAGACATTGTTTTATCGGTTCCCACATTAGCTGGCGAAGGCTGGTATCACGGACATTTTCCCGATATACGAAACCCGATTATGCATATGAGGGTGTCAGATATTATTTTGGATAATGGAGATATAGCTCTTGTTGTGGAGGAGATTCAATCGGATCTTCATCAAAGCGCCCAAACGCAGATGAAGGCGCTTGCAGCAAGTGATTTGTATTCCGATGGCCAGATTTCATCAGACAACTTTGACCGTTTAAACAGGGAAGAAAAACAGCTAGTCCGACAAGCTGTTGATGAATACAAAGATAAAGTTTATGGCGTAACAGTCCCTGATCTTCCGCTTAAAAACGAAAATCAACGCCTAGCATTTGCTATGGATATGCTTACAAAGATGGCTGTTAAAAATGGCTATGATCAAATAGCAATATCAAATAGCGAAATGCAAGTAGAGCGTTATCGTAACGGCGTCAAAGAGCATATTGATGGCTTGGTGTTGAGCGCCTTGCCTAAAAAGGTGATGCGGCCCAAAACAAGAAACTCAGATGGTTCTGTGTTATTTGAGGTTGTCCGAGACGAACTTGGTGGTGCTAAAGACTTAGGGTTTACCGACAAAGAAATTGATGAAATGGAAGAGGATGGCATCATTCTTTTCAAAGAAGACGTTTTGGCGCGGCTTAATGAAAACATAGGGTTACTTACTCCAGTAGAGTTAGATATAGATCAAGACCTATCTTTTCCTCAAGCACAGGCTTTAGGTGGAATGCCCCTTGGTCAGGAAGCATTCTTAGAGCAAGAAGAAAAAGTTCAGTATGCTGATCAGGCAATTAGCCAAGCTTTTGAGCGGGTTGAAGATCTTTTCAATCCGCAAGTCAAAGGCGATTTTATGTTGCGCTTCTTCAATCTTGATCTGGAAGCAGCAGAAAGAGCTATTAAGTCAGAATTTGACGAGTCTTCGGAAGCGCTGTACGAGGATGTTGTTGCTCTGTCAATGGCGCAAGCGCTTATAGAGCGGAACCCGTTAATACCCAAGAAGATTCTTGCTTCATATACGCAGCCAGTAGAAGGCGTGAGTAATGAAGGCGAGTATTTTTCTGGCAGTTTTTACAGGGGCACTATTGAGCTAGGTGAAAAAGATTCTAGGTTGTCATTTGATAACGCGCTCAAGCTCAACGTAAACGATTGGCTCGGAGAGAACATATCTAAGCTTGTATTGGATGAGATGGGTACGAGTTCAGGATTTTATGCGCCAAACTTGGTGTCTTTTGTACAAGAAAAGATTACTCAACTAGAGCAACTTAAAGCAAGAAAAGAAGCGGGAGAGCGGCTTACTGCACAAGAGTTAGAATCAGAGAGCTTGTTGGATGTTCCCGCTATACGGGACGCTAGAGACAGAACTACGGGCGCTATTGATTTGCCTGTGGGCGGTGGGTTTGAAAACATTTACGACCAAAAAATGCCGCAGCAGCTTGTTGAAGCAATGGCTCGGTTGTTTGGAACATCGGGTAAGCCGTTTAAAAAAGCCAAAGAAGAAATAAAACGCGCCAATAAAGACAAGCGTTTGTATATTGGCACAGGCGATTCTCCGCTTACAGGGATGGGCGATGTCATTCCTTTTGAAGAAGCAACGATTGTTGACATTAGCAATGATCCTGCTGCGTCTGCTGGTAGCCGCAGCCGACCAATAGGGGAGGGCACAGCAGAAGCACAAGCCTTGCAAAGAGCGTTGATCGAAGGCGATACGACACAAGATTTTTTCAGGGAGAGAGATCCAGATTTTCCAGCAGAAGATTTTGGGGATGTAACACAACGATACGCAATTACTACATCTCCTCAGAGAAACCAGTTACGCACATTTGAGATCACTGATGACATGCGCTCATCAGATCAATTGCAAGAAGCATCAGAAATATACTATGCCCGTAAAGAAAATGATCGCGTAGAGGCTACAAACAAAGGCACCGATGACCTAAGAGGCGTATTTAAGAATGCCCGTCAGAGGGGAATAGACTTCATCAACAGCTTGCCATTCTTCAATACACTAAGGGCAATGCCAGATAAGAGAGAGTTTTACCTGTCACGAGCAGAGTACCTCGGCGTTGTGGCGCGATCCTCTAAGATCGCTGAATACCTTAGAGATGAGATTGGCAACAAGTTCCTGACACGAAAAGGTTCAAAGAATCGACAATCCACTGAGCTTTTGCGCAGCACTATCTACCAGTACATGACCACAGGCGAACCTGCTCAAGAAGAGGCGCTGTTTAAACAGCTTCAAGCGCTTGACAACCGGGCAGCGGCAGCAGCGTTTAAAGCTAAGGACATGATTGAGCGACTTGGTGGTGAGCTTATGAACGCTGGACTGCTACCAGCTAAGACATACTTTGAGAACAAGCGGTCATACTTGCCGCGTATGTACTTGAAGCATGTGCTTGAGGATAAGCGGGACGCTAAGTTCAGCTATCTCAAACAAAGAAAAGATTTAGATCCAGAAGCACAAGAGGCGTTGGGCGCAATCAATGAGCTTGATCCTGCGTTCCTAGTTTCTCGCGCCATACAGCGACCAGTAAGGGACTTGCAGTTTATAGAGTGGATGAACTCTATATCTGAGAACAAGAACTGGACTACTAATGACGATCAGTTTCTGGTTCCGTATGGCCCACCAGATGAGAACGGACAGCCATCTAATGTCAGCGGCTTTTATCTTATAAACGAAGTGCAGACGCTGCGTGACATAGCAACGGCGCTAGAATCAGCAGAACCAGAGCGAGCAGCAAGACTCCGCAATGATGCAGAT